ATTCCAACCTCTTACTTATATTATATCGTATTAGCGTTTAATAATCAAGGTATTTAGTATCGTTACATCCTGAGAGTTAATCTATACCTGAACGGGTGGTGAGGAGGAATGCCTTAATAAGACTTATTACAAATAAATAAAGATTAAAGTAACTAAGGCTAATAATAAAACTAAAGTAGAAGTCTAAGGACCTAAATAGGCTATACAAGCCCAAAATCGTTATTCGGTAGGATATAGCCCCTGTCTCTGCCAGAGTATTATGCCCAGTTAAAGCAGGGTTTTTACTCTGTACCTAGGCCAACCCTAGGATTTCAATTCTCTAAACAGGTCCTGGCGAAGTGGCTATATCGCTCATCGAGCCGGGTTCCTTACTGGCATTCGTCAGCGGTCACCCAGGTCCAGCCTGTCTATATACTTAGCTCTGAACGTAATGGAGCCGGAGTATATACCTTCCGATATGCTTAATCGATTTAAATCACTAAGCTATGCTACACCTTTCGGTGGAGGGACTCCGCGTCCCCATAGGGTTTTACCCCTACTGTATGCGGTATCGGGCCGCACCAATGTCTATATTGCCATAAGTGGCGTAAATTGTCAAATTTGAAGATTAATAAATAATGCTTGCATTATTTAAAAACTGCGGTACGCTATATTTAATAGGGCGTACATAATATATGAAACGTCCGAAATTGAAAGGCGGTACGTATATGGGAACCAAAGAATTAAAAAGACAGTTGTTAGGATTATTAGAAATGGACGTTTTTGCTGACGTCGAACCTGTAGAAGTGAAAAAATACACTTTTACAGCTTACTGCGATTCGGACTCTTGTCTTAAAAAATTTAAAGCCGAAATACAGAAAGGTATGGGTGTCAAAAAAGACATACCCAAAACCGCAATCGACTGCCCAGATTGCAATCACGCTCTGTTTTGGGATAAAAAAGTCGCCTAACTTGCAATAAGCATTGGATTCTGATATACTATAATTAATGGATGTAACCATAACTGTAGATAATTCAGAGTCAATCATCGCTGGCGTTAACTACCAGCAAATGCAAGAACTGCGCCGCTTACTATCCTATGATACGGCACCGGAAGGGAACAGTTATGCAAAATACTTTTTCAACACCAGGAAATACTTGATCGATAAACGCGGGGTGTTTCCTTCCGGTCTTTTATACCTGGTTGAAAGCTACTTAAAATCTCAATCCGTAAAGTACAATAAAATCAATAAATGCGCCCCCCCTAAAATGGGCCTAAATGCCCCAGGATTGAAGTTATCCCTGCCTATGGGGGTTACCCCTTACCCCTACCAGAAAGACGTCTCTGAGGGCATTATAGCGCGTTATAGCCGTGGTACGATCTCTGCGGCTACAGGATCAGGTAAAAGCCTGCTTATAGCCCTTGTAATAGCTAAAAAAGGTCTCAAAACCCTGGTGGTGACCCCTAACGTGGAGCTAAAACGGCAGCTAATGGAGCTATTTGAATCGGTATTCGAATCCACCGAGTCTATTGTGGTCGAAAACATCCAATCCCCCAGGCTCAAGAAGCTCACCGACTTTGACGTCCTTATTGTGGACGAAGCTCACCACTCAGCAGCCAAGACCTACCGGGATCTGAATAAAAAGGCGTGGAGGGGGATTTATTACCGGTACTTCTTCACCGCTACTCCCTTTAGATCTAAAGACGAAGAGCAATTGTTGTTTATGAGCCTGGCGGGACAGGTTATCTATGAGCTGGACTACAAACAAGCGTTAAAAAACAACATTGTAGTGCCTATTGAAGCATGTTATTTAACAGTACCGCAACAGAAAATAGATAGTAATAAATGGGCAGAAGTTTATTCTAAGTTGGTTGTAAATAATGATCTAAGAAATCAGCTTATACTTCAACTTATTAAAAATCTTAAAGAAAACAACGCTCCGTTTTTAGTTTTAGTAAAAGAAATTAAACATGGCGAGCTTTTATCTGTATCCTCGGGGATACATTTTGCACACGGTCAAAATGAGGATACGGAACTACTTATTAAAGCTTTTAATAGTGGTAAGATTAAGGGTTTAATAGGCACTGTGGGCGTAATTGGTGAAGGCATAGATGTTAAACCCACTGAGTTTGTTATTATAGCCGGATTAGGTAAATCAAAATCTGCTTTAATGCAAAACATTGGGCGCGTTGTTAGAAAATCTCCAGGAAAAACGGTTGGAAAGGTTGTAATTTTTAAAGATAAGTCTCATAAGTGGACAGTAGCGCACTTTAAAGCTCAATATAGTTTATTAATTGACGTTTATGGCGTAGAACCTTTTGAGGTTGAGTTATGACAAAAGTTTGTAAAAGGTGCAGCGTTGCTAAAAACTTAGATTTATTTCATAAAGACAGAAAATCTCTAGATCAACTAAACACAATTTGTAAATCCTGTAAATCGTTAGACGACAAAAAATATCGTGAAACTCATCAAATAGAGCTTAAAGCAAAAAAACGCGAGTATTATTTAAAAGTTGAAAAACACAAACGAAAACTTAGAACTTTAGATAAATTAAAACGCTTGTCTCTTAGCAATAAAATTTATAGGGAAAACAATATTGAGCGTATTAAGTATAATTATAAAATCTGGCGATTGTCTAATAAAGCAACAGTTAATGCGCGAAACATGAGACGATACGCAGCAAAACTAAATCAATGCCCTCCTTGGGTTAATAAAGAACACTTAGAACGCATTAAACAGTTTTATGCTAATTGCCCAAAAGGCTACCACGTGGATCATATAATTCCATTACAAGGTAAAGAAATCAGGGGGTTACACGTTATTTGGAACCTTCAATACCTACCGGCTATAGAAAACATACGCAAAAGTAATAAAGTTTCTTAACACACTTGCATAATATACATAATCTTGCTATACTTAATAAAGGAGAACGTATGATGAATAATAGAGTTTATGGAATTATCTTTTTAGTCGCTATTTTAATTGGAGTTGCTTGCCTCCCAGAAGCTAAATATCACAAATTAGCTAATAACACCGTCATGATTACTAATTTAGCGTCTAATAGCGGCGGCACCGGCTCAATTATCGGTGCAGGAGCGGATGGATCGCACATTTTAACTAACGCCCACGTTTGCCGCGTTGTGCAAGAAGGCGGCTTAGTCCACGATGACAACGGCGACGTCCACATGGTGACAAGCTTTAGGTCTTCTAGACTGCACGACTTATGCCTTATTGACGTCGCTGAAGACCTCGGCACCCACGCCACAATCTCCAGCCGACCCCCACGATACCTTGACCATGTCTTAGTGTCTGGCCACCCATCTTTAATGCCTACGGTAATCACCGAGGGGCACGTGAGCAGAAAAATTATCGCCTCCATTCGAGACGGCATGAGACCATGTAGCGAAGAAGACTTTCAGTCTAGCCCCCTTGAGTGCTTAATCCTTGGCGGTGTTCCAATCGTTATTCAACGTGAATCACTGCAGCTAACAACCCTTATTAAACCAGGTTCTTCTGGGTCCGCTGTGTATAACCAAAGCGGCGAAATCGTAGGCGTTATCTTTGCTGGAGCCGGTGATATCGGCTTTGGGTTAGCGGTGCCCTACGAATACCTCCATATGTTCTTGAATCAAGAGCTGCAAACCCTTCCTCTACAACTTCCTGCTCCAAGCCCGTTCTCAACCCAGCCTGCCAAACGATCGATTGATTTTGCTACTATGACATTTAGGAAATAATTATGCGATTCAATCAAGATGGTTTAAACCTAATTAAATCATTTGAAGGTTGCAAACTTACTGCCTACAAGGACGTGGGCGGTATCTGGACCGTAGGCTATGGTTTTGTAGGCTCTACGATCAAGGAAGGAACTACATTAACCCAAGCCGAAGCTGACAAGATGTTAAACGAGCGCATCGACACCTTTTCAACCGGTGTCATTCACACCCTCCACGTTCATGGGGTCACGGACGACCACATTAACGATAATCAGTTCTCAGCCCTCGTGTGCTTTTCGTACAACGTAGGGCTGGGAAACCTGATTAAATCAACGTTACTTAAAAAGGTGGCGGCTCTTAACTTTTCTGATGCTGCAAACGAATTCCTTAAGTGGGATAAAGTTAATGGTGTTGTGGTGTTAGGGCTACACAGGCGTAGGCAAGCCGAGCGTGACTTGTTTTTAAAGGCGGTAGTATGATCTTTAAAGGAACTTACAAGCCGCCCAGGACACTAGATATTATAGTACATATCTGGAAAGTTATGTACCGAGGACCAGAATATACCGTTATTAAAGCCTCGTTAGTGTGTAAACGCACTGGGTATGTGTATGAAACAAGGCAGTTCTCAGCGGAGAACGAGGATATTGATAAGTGGGTTAGGATAGAGGAGTATAATTAATATGAGTAATAAATTAGAGTCCCAGGTGTTTGGCGTTCAGTTGTTACCACAAAAAACTACGTTTTCTGTATTTGCTATCATCGCTTCAGAAGTATCTGAAGCCGATTCTCATGTAACCACCCGCTATGAAGAGAACTCCCTTGTATTCCCTAAGCGATGGTTTAAAAAGCTTGATCAAAACAGACTAGAAAAAGGCCGAGTCATTGTCATCGAGCGCAAGAATAGACGCTACTCAGCTAGGCTGGCTAACGAGAAAGAGTCTCGACACTTTAGGTCTAAATAACTACTATTCTTCAGCTTTAGGCTTATCGTTTTGTGATCCTAAAGCCTTAATCAAACTTACAAAAATTGGGCTGCCGTTGAGTACATCAGCGTTCTCCACAATGCTTTTTAGATCAACGGCCCCTATAGTGCTTGCGATGATCTTGGTCACTGGGATAAAATCGCCCATTAAATACTTTTCAAATATAAAACCAGACACCACGCAAATGTTGTAAATAAACATTTTTGATATAGTGCGTCTCAAAGCTGCCGAGGATACCTTCTCGCCCCTCTTTAATGCCGCCGCAACACCGGTAATTAGATCAAACATGATAAGCGTCCCGACCGTAATCATAACGGCCTGGATAGGCGCTAAAACTGCCAACAATGATATAGCCAAAGCCTCTATGTATCTCATGTTAGCTCCTTAACGCACCGGTGACAGACGTACCTGTAATGTTTTTTATGGACTTTCACATGATGGCTATATTTATGAAAGCCATAAAAGTGCTTATGGCACTTTGGGCAATCAGCCACAAAGGTCATTAAAAACCAAGCAATAAGTTTTCTTAGCTTTTTCATAGTCTTACACTTTCTACCTTTTGAAAAAGGTTAGGGTTAGAATTAAAGATATCTTGTAAATCTTGTGGGGCAATAGATCCATCCCCATATCCGGAAAACACATGGCTTAGCCCGCAAGCTTTTAGATACATTGTACATAGCTGAGAGCAAATAATGCCTTGATGTAGCCAGTTATTTTGAGATTTAATATCTTTCCCAAAAAACCTGCATATTTTTCTCCAGATAAACCATGGGTATGCTAAAAACCCATAGGTAACTTCTAGGTTATTGAGCATTTCTTTTAACGCTGCGTCTTTAAGTTCATCCGGTATGGATATGGACCAGACCTCATATCCTATGTTATCGTTATTTACATACCCCACGTCAAACCTTAACATGTCAACGCCGCCATCAGCTGCTTCCATGCACATAGGGGTTCCTAGAATATCTGGAAAGGTAATTAATGAATGGCTGAAAACACTTCCAGTAAACCATTTGATCGCATTGGGGATAAATCCCTTCTTCGTATTGGCCAGTACTATACAGCCTTTAGATACTATCACTTTGAGCCCACTCCAAATTAACGTATAAAGTTCCTGTAGTAACCCCACCGCCTTTTTTACCAGTAATTTTAATATAAAAACCTGACGGAGCAAAGCCATATCCCCCGATAGATTCAACTCTCGCGTACCCAGGGTTTGGTGGTATATACCAGCCCTGATTATCGCTAGGCGCCTCATCATCGGTGTAGCTGTTAACTACAGTTCCAGCTCCTGCACCTGATATATTGTCTTCGTCAGTAAATCGAATTGATGTAATCTTATCTCCCGGCGTAGCAACATCAAAAAACCCTATGCCGCTTTGAACCCATCGCCCATCACCACTACCAGCCGTACCAGGGATTCTAACTAAAAGGGTTACAGTACCGTCAGATTCTACGGGGGCGCTAGCGCTAAAGATCTTTAACGTCTTGTCTCTTAACTCTGTTTGAGTTGTAACAGGGTTAAAAGGCGTTTTATTACCTGCATCTTTAAAGTTTGTTTCAAAATCAACTTGATCGTCGCCTGCGGGATCGGTTTTGGGAATTAGTGCCGATAGCCCAAATTGACCATCATAAGCTCGTAGATAGTAGTTGTCGTTTATATCTAACCATTGAATACTTAGGTTTCTGCTTACAACAAAACTTCGTAGTTGGTCCCATGAAACTTCAATCATACCCATAAATTATACCTCAAACCAGTTTAAAATTTGAATACTCGGCGTATTGTTGGCTTTTGCAAACCCTTTAATTAACATGGATTTACCAGGTGGGATTACCAGATAAGGATTGTTATTAATGTATTCCGATGTATTTGATTGAGCGTTTTGACCACTTGCATAGATAGAAATTAAAGTACCTGCCGTCGTTACAGTAGGACCCGTGTACACGGACACAACACTTGATGCAGCACCGTTAGGGTTTAATTTATTGATAGTTGCAGCCGTTCCGTTTGCACTAACAGTAGGGCTGTAATAAATATCGTATTGTATCCAGTTGGCACTGCTCGGATCGGAGGCTAAAAACATATTAGCTAAGTAAAGTGTCTTACCACTACCGCCCGGATTCGTAACATAAATTAAATTTGTACCAGCCGTCGACACTGTTAAACTATTTGACACAAAGTTAAACGCATTACCACTTACAACATAATCATTTAGTTCCGTTCGAGTAATAGATAGCGCGTCAGAAGTATCAACCCTTAAAGCCCCTGCGGTCGTGAGCGAGAGGCTGTTTGTAGTACCGTTTGAGTAGCTAGGGGCCGTAGAAGACACTGCGCCCATTGTTAAGCTGCCCGTTTGGCCCGAAGTTGTACTTCCTTGCGACAATACACTCCCTGCAATAGTGGCTAAAGACGTATTGCCGGTCGTTTGTAGGGCGCTGGTAGCAGCACCAGTAGGTAAGCTGATAGTACCGGAAATGTTATTTATGTTAACTTTCCCGGTACTATCAACGGATAAGGCTCGGAGATTAACGCCATCGGTACCGCCGACCTGCTGCGCACTAGAAGGGGCTGCTGATCCTGTACTACCGTCGGTGGTATCTGTAACTGGTAACGATGAATTAATATCTGCCATATTTATTACCTCTACTTATTAGATTTCATAACCCATAATTGAGCTATATAAATCCTCTGCTTGGTTATCGCGGTTTGTCATCGCCACTCGTACTCGAACCCCAGCAGCAACAACCAACGGATTAGTAAACATGATGCTCATGTTGGGAGTAGCAGTAGAGTTGAACATAGCAGCAACTGGGCTGAATACGTTCGTTCCAACGCCAGTTTCGATTGAAACAAGCGCCTTTGCTTTACCAGAGGCGGATGCTTCAACCTGTTCCAAGTACAGCGTTTTACCAGCGGTAACCGTGTAGTCGTGATTATCAGAAGACCCAGCTGCAATAGAAGCTGCGTCATTATAATCACAAATAGGGCTACCACCAGCAGGAGCGACTGTGACAGGGAGTGGGTTAGATGGGCTTACATACGCACCTGCAGTAGCAAGCTGAGCAGGCAGAGCGTTAGTAGCACTTGGAGCAGCACCCAAAATCTGAGTCAGATTCTGAGACCACGGCGCTCCACCTTGGTTAGCAGTAACCGTACCGCTAACAGGCTGAGTTACAGCGCTTCCATCAACTTTAAGAGCGTTGGAAGCTGTAACAGCAGCGTCATTACCACCCTGGGAGATGGTTGCTTTACCGATGAGGTTAGTACCGGCTGGCAAAGGCTGAGTAATATCAGCTTTAATTTCGCCAGCAGCAGTAATGCTTGCACTATTTGTACCGTCGGTAAGCAAAACAGGCCATGCGCCAGCTAAAGCTGCCGCCGTTCCCTGATTAGCTGTAACCACGTCAGAGCTGGTTAATGCTCGGATCTGTCTTGGGTCGATCTGTACCCCACCTACGTTGATACCAACGTCCAAAGCTTGCTGGCTACCGTTGGCTTGCGATGTAATGGGATTACCACTACCATCATCAAGCTTAACGACAACTCGCCCGCTTGAGTCAATAGCTAACTGTTGTGACGGTGTTGTTGCGTCACTAACTTTAACTACGACGTCGCCAGGATTTTCGGTCCTGACCGGCAAACTAGAATTAATATCTGCCATTTATTTACCCTCCTAAGGCTTTTAATTTCTCAGACAGAACCATTTCTGACTGAGTTTGCTTTTCAATAGCATCTTTAAGTCTTTGAATTTCTTCTAGCTTCTGTTCAATTAAGTAATCCAGCTCAGCTTTTGCTGCCTGAACCCTTAATAACTCAGCTATTAGTTTTTTCTTTTCGACCATACTTCTTAATCTCCTTTACTGATTAATAACTTGTATTGTGGCGTTGTAATTACCGGTTGAATCTCTGCCTGTTTGCAAAGCCTTAACTACTATTATATCACCAGTACTTAGCTTAAATCCAGGGGTTGAGACGTTTCCAGTAAAATAATCCCTAACAGCATTGTATTGAGTTAGTGATAGATAAGCCTTATCCATCGGTGCGCCATTTATGTAGATTCTGAATTCCGACACATTCGTTCCAGCCATCTGTATGGATTGTAAATAAGACGTTTGAACGCCTGCTGCCGTATAGCTTGCCACAGTGGTTTCCACTCCATTTGGAACATTAGTCACCTCATTATAAACATAATCGACGGTTGCACTAGGTGCACCGCCTGCTCCTCCGCCTCCGCTAGTCGCTATTCTCGCCATATTAGCCAATCTCCAATATGTAAGCTAGCTGCCCAGGGGCTGACCCTATGGCGTAGAGGTTTTGGGTATCGTTAAGATCTAGTTGTAAAGCATCTCCGTTGAATAAAGGGAACCCAGTACTTGTAGTAACTGCATTGCTATTACCGATATAGATAGCTTCACCCCCTGTACAAGTAACCTTAACAGTTAAGCTACTACGACCAGCAAGTGGGGAGGGTGTCAAATTAACCGCACTGGTGCTAACAGTCATTTGGGTAGTCTGTAAGTTAGCAAGACCTAATAGGTTTGTGCTTACAGTACCAGTTACAACTGATGACCCGGTGACGTGTAAAGTACCGTCGGATTCGACTTTAAGAGGGGTTAGGTTACCACTGCCATCAACGCCAGCAACTTCGGTTGCCGAGCTAGGGGCTGGCTGGCCTGTAGGGCCTACAGAAGCGTTAGAGCCGCCTCCACCACCGCCATTAACGTTAATACTACCGTCGGGGTTAACTTTAAGCTGATTATCACTGCCGCCATTATAGCCGTCTTTAATTGTTGTTGCAGCCATTAGTTAGCTCCCCCTTTCCATCCAGTACCTAAAAACGTAATGGTTATGGTACCGTTTGTAATCGAGGATGCGGTCATGGATCTAAGGCTTACGCGGCTATGCACCGGTATAACCACAGGTGTGGCGTTTGTTTGACCACCACCAATGATAGTTTTTAAGACTTCATGTCCAGGAGCGCCAACATATACGCCAATCCAGTCGCCAGTTGAGTCAATCCACTGAAGGCCTTGAGCCATAACTGACCCTGAATCTGCGACAACCTGTAGAGGGGAGGAACCTGAGCCTGGTATGGGGGTTACGTTGGCTTGAAGGATCTCCGGGCTATCGATAAAGTATATGGGGTATAATACATTATTAATCATGGCCCTATGTAGAGTTGGCCATCATATTAACGGTAATGCTGCCAGCTCCCCCGCTAGCAACAAATACAGCTCTAACCCACCTATAAGACATGTCAGTTAATTTAATTAAAACAGATGATCCTGCGGTTACTGATGCCGAAGCACTTGGGATATCAACCCAGTGTGACGGAAATGACGCAGAAGTTCCGTTTTGGGCAACATCGTTTGATGCTTGAATTTTTAAGGTTCCTGCGGCTGCTGCATCAGAGAAATAAGCATGAAAGCTTGCAGTAAGAAGCTGTTGAGCATCATAAACCGTCCCATTAAAGGTACTAGATCCATCGTTTGTAGCGCTTAAAGCTAATTGATTTACATAACGCATATTATCTCCTAGAAACTAATTCCGATTTGAAACCCAGTGTAATTAAGACTTGGGTTGTTTTCGTTCTTACCGTTACTAAAATGGGAACGATCTAAGTAAATCCCTACACCAGTTTTAGGGTCTTGTAGCCCTAAAGTCAGGTGAGTTACTAAATTAAAAGTGTTGTATCCTTGCCAAGTCACTGGGTCAAAACTATCCTGTGGCATATATGACACACCTTCAGATAGCTTTACGACTAATGGACCCCAGTTTACTCTAAGCCCAGGCGACAACTCAAAGGCTAGAGAAGAGAATGTATCAATGTCGTGAGGCGATCTATAGCCTCCAGCAGCTTCCAGATAAAAGTTTTTAGTAAAGTTTTTATCATAAAAAACCTGTATCATTTTTCCTTCGTAGTTCAGATCATGTCCTGTAGGGTCCCCTGCTGGGAACTGTAAAAATGAGTTGTTGCTCACGGGTATAGCGCTATCAAACCTAAAGCCCACCTCATCGGCTTTGGTTACTTGGGCGATCGTTAGCGCTAAGAGCAATAATAAAGTTTTTAAATGTTTCATATTATCCTGATTGGTAGTGTCCGGTGATCATAAGGGAAGCGCCGTTTGCTCCCGGATAAGTTCCATCGTAGTTATAAATACGGATTGTGGTTGAGTTTGAAAGCATCAAACCCAATAACATCTTATTAGACACCCCAGTATCCATACCAGAAGCTATATAGTTAAAGCTGTCATTGGCGGTTGCAACAGGTAGTGTCGCAGTTACAAAGCTTGCTCCCGTACCGTTGGTGGTAATAGCTACTTTGATCTGGAAGAATACAATTTTACCTAATTGTTGATACAATCCACTTCCGGTTGAGGTGGTAATTGTACCAGATCCAGCCCCAATTGTTGGAGTATACGATGTCCAAGCGCTACCCACAGAAGTTGTCGTGCCACGAATGTTTAAATCAACGTTATTTAACGTTAAAGTACTTTCATTAAGAGTCGCTCTGGTGGTTAGGGTTGTAGATCCCGCGGCGGTAGTTTGGAATAAAAGGTTAGTTCCGTGTGCTGTACTGCTCCAGGTTTCCGTTGCAGACATGCTAATACCAGCGGTACCTGAAGTCCAGGAAGTACCGTCATAACCAGCACTTAAGAAGTTAGCAATACTGTTTGTGTTAGCAATTGCGGTCGGGGAAGCTTCTGTCCCTTGTGCTCTATAAGCAAAAAACGTAGCGCTTCCTGCATAACCGACTGAAGCCACACCCTTACCAGCGTTGGCAACGGTAGCTATAGGAGCTAAGTTAAGAGCAGAAGTGTTAGTCCCGTTACCGCCCACAGTGAGGTTACCACTGGTATTAATAGTAGCCGCTGTAACCTGCGATCCGGTTTTAAATACGATTTTATCCGTTGTACCAGCACCACTTGTGGACTCTAAAGTCAGTGTACTTGAGGCGATACTACCGCCGGCTACTAATGGGGATACCATAGCGGTTCCAGCTGAGATAGTGTCACCAGAAAAGTTACCGCTGCTATCCCTTGATACAATTGTAGAGCCGATGTTTGAGCTGGTGTAAGTCAAAGACGATAGATTCTTTGAAGCATCCGTTACTACAGCCTGAGAGGCGCTTAAATTAGTGTTGTTTATAGCTCCACTTACAGTCAAAGAGGATAGTGTTCCTACTGAGGTAAGTGAGGAAGAGACGACGTTAGACGCAAGAGTCGTGCCAGTTAAGGTTCCAGCTGGAGCTATTACAGCGTTTGTCGAAGCAGCAGTGATTAAACCTTTACCATTGACCGTAAACGATGGAATAGCTGTAGAAGATCCAAAAGAACCAGTGTTGCTGTTGACGGTAGCTAGTGTAGCCGCTGCTGATCCAGGACCAGAAGCAGATACATCGCCAGTAAGGGCTGTAATATAGTTACCTGCTGCTTGCTTACTGTTAAACGTAGACCAGTCAGTCGACGACAAATACCCGTTATGTGTAGAGTCCGCAACGTGTTGAGAGATGCTTACGCTTCCTACAACTGCTCCTGTACCGCCTGTAATCGTGATTCCATCAGTCCCTACGTCTGTGAGGTTACCGAGACTTGAAGTCGATACTTTACCAGCCAAATCCGTCACAAGGTTAGTAACTTGGGATTCAGCGATCTGGATAGATTGAGACGAAAGCGAGGTGATTAAACCTTTTGCATTTACCGTTGCGCTAAGGGAGCTAGAAGCAGAACCAAAAGACCCAGGAGATGCATTTACCGTTGCTAACGTTAAAGCAGCGCTACCTGGGCCACTGGCGGTTGCATCGCCGGTTAAAGCAGTGATGTAGTTACCGGCGGCTTGTTTGCTGTTAAATGTGTTCCAATCAGTAGAAGAAAGGTATCCTGAGGTGCTGGTAGTCGCTTGGGATACTTGGATGCTCGTTCCAGATCCAACTACAGCGCCAGTTCCACCAGTGATTGTAAGAACAGAGCTGGTTGATTCGGTTAAGTTACCTGTGGATTGAGAAACAAGGTTTTTAGAGCTGTCAGTAGCCACAAGCTTTGAAGCTGTTAAACTAGATACGTTAATATTACCAGTAGTAGCAGCGATGGTGAGGGCAGCGGGAGCGCTTACAGCATCAAAAATAAGGCTTCCAATGTTGTAGTACATTCTAGCGCCGCTAGTAGACCAATAAACACCAGCGTTTGTGCCGCCAAAATATAAGTTTTGATCGTTTCCAGGAGTTCCAACAGTCAGAAAAGATAAAAAAGTTTTAGATCCAGGGATGTTTTGAGCTGAGGTAGAAATCCCCCCCGGATGAGTGTCATCAGCAGGTTGTAAGGTAATTACACCGCTTGAGATGCTTCCGCCATCGCTATTAGGAGATGATCCAAAAGTACCAAAGCTTACAGCAGACTGCTTATTGTTAAAGGTATTCCAGTCCGTTGAGCTTAGATATCCATTGTGTGTCGAATCTGCCACATGCTG